GAAGTGTCTTTGGCAGATACTATTGTAAAATTGGCACATAATTTTACGGGTTCAAATAATATCAATTTACTCGAACCATGTGGTCAATTCGGTACACGTCTCATGGGTGGTAAAGACGCGAGTCAAACGAGGTATATATTTACAAAACTTACTAAAAGTGCGAGAACACTCTTCGACCCAAAGGATGATCCAGTTCTAAACTATCTCGACGACGACGGTAAACAGATCGAACCCGACTATTATGTTCCTATTTTACCAACAGTTTTAGTAAATGGAACCGAGGGTATTGGTACTGGGTTCAGTTCATATATACCACCGTTTAACCCAGACGATATATGTACGAATATAAAACGTGTTATTGCAGGTGAAAATGTAATTCCTATGAAACCATGGTTCGATAAATTTACAGGTCGTGTTTTTAGTAATGAAGATGGATTATGGATTACAGAAGGTGTATGGAAATCTTCGAGTAAAAATATATCAATAACAGAACTCCCACCGGGACGTTGGACACAGGACTACAAAGAGTATCTCGATACACTTATCGAAAAGAAAAAGATTACGAATTACGTGAATAACAGTACGACTGATAATGTTGATTTTACTATTGAAGGGTACACGGGTAAAGATATAGTAAAAGATTTTAAACTCCAAAAGACATTCCATGTCTCAAATATGCACTTATTTCACCCAGTAAAGGGTATTCATAAATACGAAAGTCCAGAAGAAATTCTTATAGACTTTGTTAAGATACGAGCAGAGACGTATAAAAAAAGAAAAGCGCATCTTATACGTGTATTAAAAGAAAGGGCTAAAAAATTGGAAAATATGTCGAAGTTTATTGATATGGTTATTCATGAAAAATTAATTGTTTTCAAACGTAAACGTGTAGAACTCGAACGTGAAATGGAAAAAATATTCGATAAAATCGATGGTTCATATGAATATCTCTTGAATATCAAGACGTATCAGTATACACTCGAAGCTATACAAAGTATCAGGGAAGAAACAACAAAATCTAGAATCGAGCTTGATACATTACAACAAATGTCTCATATCGATATGTGGAAAAGGGATTTAAAAATATATAAACAATAAGTAGTAAGTATGTGTGATACATCCGGTCCAAATACTGGTTCTATATTATCACTTAATGCGATTGGTAAACAAGATACATACCTTTTAGAAGATGATCCTATTCATTCATCCTTTAAGTATGAACCTAAAAAACACGCTAATTTTACAAAGTTTCATAAAAGTTTAAATATTAATAAACCAAGTAGTTCTTCGACATCTTGGCCTTTTGGTGAAACTATAAAAGTTATGTATAACCCGAGAAATATGGGTGATCTTTTAGCAAATATGTACGTAACGTTTGAATTACCCGCTCTAACAGGTTCCGATAGTTATTACGCGGATCAAATTGGGAGACACATTTTTAAATCTGTGACCATGCGCGTGGATGAAACGGTTGTTGAAAAGTTCCACGGTGATTGGGGAATTATATATGATGAATTGTACCTCGATGAATCCGAAAAGAGAACGAAGAGGTATACGTTAAATAGGAATAACGCAGAAGATACATCTTTATTACCTGGTAATCAGTTTCTGTCACTAAATAAATCACGTGTTTTTATACCCATACCTTTACTGTTTTCTCGTAAATATGAAAGTGATGAATATGAAACAAATGCACCAAATCGCCCTTATTTTCCAACGTGTGCTATGAATAAACAGAAACTTCAATTCGAATTTGAATTTCATAAACAATCTTTTTTTACAAATAACGCGACTACTCTCACTATAAATAGTTTTGATATTGTTACCGAAGAAATAACACTTGAACCAAGTGAACGCAGTTATATAGCAAATAAAAGACATGTACTCGTTACGGATATTGTTAAAAAACACCCTACTTTGGATATACCAGTAGGTGTACGAAACGCAAAACTAGAACTCGTTCCAAAAACACCTGTAAAAACACTTAATTGGTTTTTCAGACAAACCACATTTGAGGATGAAAATACATATGAGGGTGGTACAACTTTACTTGCAAATGTATTTACAAATAGATATAACTTTTCATCAAATGTAGAATATTCCGTAAATAACGAATTTTATAATCCACCCATGTCAAGTGCAAAAATATTTGTAAACGGTGAAGATGTACCAAATATTCAAGATAGTGATCATAAATATTTTAAATATATTGTTCCATTTTCAAGTCGTTTATCACGACCTTTACGAAACATTTATACATATGCATTCTCGATGAATCCGATTAATGTGGAACCATCGGGAATGTTGGATTTTAGTCAGCTACAATCAAATAGAACTGTTTTAGATATAAATATGAAACAAGGACTTACTAGTGATTACACACTACACTTATATTATGTAGGGTACCAAACATTCATTTTTGAAAATGGTATCATGACACTTGTTTAGAAAAAAGTGCATTTTTATGATCGCGAATATACCCAATTATGTTATTTTTTATACACCATCTTATGAAATTCAGCTGTGCAACAGTCGTATGTATTTCATTGGATGTACCTGGAACAGTATATGATATTTTAGATGAACGACAAAACGGATCAAAAAGTTTTTTACTGTACCCATCTAAACTTGATTTATATGCACAATGTACACTAAATATTTTACCGTCAGTTGTTTCATATGATAAATTGTTTTTCTTTGAATAATTTGTTATAAACCATTCGAGATTTCTTAAAGAAATACCACTAGTTTTATTTAGAATTTCTAAAAGTGTAGCTCTATTCTCTGGGTTATTATAAAATGTATCTATCGATGTTAGTAGAATAGCTGATTTATTCATTATTACATTATTCCACGCAATTCTCTAAATCCCTTTCTTGATACTTCACATGCCGGACAACCCGGTTTAAATATACATTCTTTTAAATTATGTGTATGACGTATACCTTCATTATTTTTAGAAACCATTTCTACCGGTTCTCTAAGTTGAGGTTGATCGATATGACTCCCACACATTCCATTAAGTTTAGCTCTTGCTATACACGGGGAACCATCTTTTTTAAAGCCTCTACAGAAATTTAATGGATTTGGAATTTCAGAGAGCAAAAGTTTTAAATTTATAGAATATTTATACGATATTTTTTCCATTACCTTTATAGTACGTCTATATAATTCGGTTTCTACTTCTTCATCCCAAAGTGTTTGTAATTTTCTGGATGTCATATTTTATATACGTCACTATTTTTTAAGTGATTTGAACATATCACTTATTTTCTGTTGCCCTTCAATTTCATCCTCTACTTTTTTCTTTGGACGTCGTTTCGGTTTCACACGTGTTAGAAGTTCCCCAAATATCTCTTCTTTCGGATCTTCAAAAAGTGGTTCAATTAAATCACACACAGGGTTTAGAAATTTGTTTATAAAATAATAATTATAATCAACTTTTAAATTATTGTCTTTTGCGTATTTTGGATCTTCAGACTTTTCAAATGCCTTTGCTTTAGGATCGCCCGTATCGATAAGAATATAAGGTACACGATCACCCGATTGTGGTTCGGAACCCGGTTGTCTTTCACGCATTTTTCTTACAACTTGAACATGAGCTTGATTAATATCCGTAATATCGGGACTATTAATAGAAACCGTAAATCCTTTTGCTTTATAGGAATCCGATAAACCCTGACTCAAAATTAGTTTTTCGTTAGGTACATCACCTTCTATAAGTTCAATAGCCCTTTGTAAAGCGAGTTCTTTAGGTGGTCCAGTATCACTACTTTCTAAAACAACATCGAGAAGTTCTTTACATACTTCACGCATGTGAGGTGTGTTATCTCTTCGTACTAATTGAAGTCCTTTGACGTCTATATAATCCATATTCATGTTCCCATCTTTACCCTTCGTCCAAAGTTTTGCCGCGTACCGTTTCTTTGAATATAAGAAATACGGACAATATACTTTTTCGAGTTCAAGGTTATTCGGTGCTTTGAAGAGTTTAGTACACTCTTCCGCGGCGCGTTCACCTATTTCCCAACTATATTCAATCGCTTCCTTTCCTGTCCGGTTTCCTACATCAAATTCAACCATAACAGAATCCGTGTCACCATACCTTACCTTTGCACCCGGGAAATTCTTTTCTACATACGCTTTTGTTTCATCGATCATACTCCTACCTTTTAGAGTTACCGTCGACGCAATTTGTACACATGGTAGCATACCTTTTGATGCACCCGTAAAACCGTACACGGAGTTCATAGACACTTTATACGCCAGTTGTTTACCATTATACATCTCTTTTAGGGCACCAGTCGATTGCGCCATATCCTTTTTAGCTTGTTTTCTGAACTGTTTTAATTCTAGAAGAATACTTGGTAAAAGACTAGGAACATCTTGTGCAAATTTGTAAAACCCAAACGTTTCATATGTTATACCCGGTATATTCTCATATTTGGAATCCATAACCATCGATGAATAACATAAATTGTGTGCCATCATAATTGATGGGTACAGACCTTCAAAATCTAAAGCTGTAATTGGTCTATAATAGGCACCTTTCTGTGCCTCTAGAACAGTCGCACCTTCATACCCATCTGCAGAATATTGCCCCCATGATATAGTTGGAATCATAAACCCCATTTCACGTGCCTTTTTTGTTAACAAGCTAAACACTTTGATCTGTTGACCCCTTTCGACTAGATAACATAGGGGGACCCAAGTGGCTTTAGCCATCTCAAGTAAGTTAACAAGTATAGATAATTTTGATAACAAACGGTGAGGTAAAAGTGTATCCTTAACACAATACTCGGCGACCTCACGCAATTTTATGGGATCTTCTTCAACAAAACGCGCAAACATCTCCTTTGGGGGCATATCGATTTTGTTATCACCAAGGTACAACTTAGAAACATTATCGAGTTTATACGAATCGAGTTTATACCCCTTTTTAACTTCATGGAACAAATCGAAAATAAACCGCCCAGGCATAGGTAAAATCTTAAGTGCATTATCACCAAGTGCACTCGACGATAACTTCTTATATACAAGTTCACACGAATGATTTTTCATTTTACTCATTTCGTAAAAAGTTTGATCACAATTTGTCATGACCGCACGTTTCATTATATATTCTAAATCAAAACCAAATATATTCCATCCAGTTATGATATCGATATCTTTTTCCATAAGGTACTCCTTAAATGCCATAAGCATTTCGCGTTCCGTATCGTAACTCTTAATTGTACACCCGTCTAGATTCGAATCCGTTTTTTTATAACAAAAACACGTTTTATCGTACGGTACATCAGAACCATACTGTATAAGTGATACAGCAATTTGAAAACATGCATCATCTTTTACGTCTGCATCAGGAAACTTACCTGTTGAACTATTACATTCAATATCAATAGACGCCACTACAAATGGTGCAGTCTCAGGAATATCAACCGGTTTAAGTGTTTTCCAGTCGTTACAGAAGAGGTCTATATTAACATTTGCTAAATGCGAACGTACACATGCATCCCCAGAATCCATCCACCCGGTTGATTGAATGTTAGTTCGATGCATTAACCTCAGAACAGGATCTAAGTTTGATTCATATACTTTATATTTCATGGCTTCATCAGGTAATGTACGTTTTAGTCTCCCATTTATCATACGTCGCGCCGCGAGATTCTTAAAATTTAATTGCATGAAAATAAATTTTTCATTATTTTGAAAACCCCAAACATCTTTAGATTGAACGATATCGTAACTTATCAGACATTCAGGGCACGTTTTATCAATCTTTGTATATAAGTTACGAATATCCATTTGCGATGTTTTCTTCGGGAGTTTGACGAAGAAGTATGGTGTAAAACTGGTCGTAACACATACAGACTTACCTTCGTTAGTTTTACCAAAAATACTAATCAAGTGTTCGTCTTCCGTGTCTTGTGTTTCCCAGGTCAGTACTTGAAACACGACCATTTTTATCTTATTACGTTAACGCCTGATTTTTTTAATATAGTATAGTAGTAAATATGTCAGCTGCTTTGATCGATCTCGTCTCAGTCGGTGCCCAGGACGTCTATATCACAGGCGAT